TTCAGACATCAAAAGTTAGATCTACAGATCTTTCACATTCAATAGGGGAGGTTAAATTAATTTCTCTTAATCCTTCTTTTAAAGTTTGAAATGATTTTGCTAAACCTAATCTTCCGACATCGTGTTGAGCCTTGTCTGTTTCATCTACTGGTTCATAAGCATTATATTTTTCTAAAATTTTATCAAAAATTTTTCTTTGTGGTGGGATCTCTACTTTAATTAAACCTTTACCAATTTTACTTTCCCATAAATATTTTCCAAAAGTTAAAATACCCATATCGCCAAGGCACACACCACAAAACATTTTAGAATTAATTGGCAGCTTGCGTCTTTGTTCTTGAGTAAGATATAAATATTTATAACTCCACATATCGTCTGCTGCATTTAATTGAGAAGGGGAATGATGATTTATTTTATATAACTCTACCCACTCTGGCAGATCTTTAATGTTATCTAAAAAATCGTCTGTAACTTTTTTTGCTAACGCTTGTTCTTTTGTAATCATAAAACAAATCAAATACTTTATGAGAACAATCTGTAAACATTATAACCTTATTGTCAACTTGATATACCAAATTGGTTTCTTTATGAGGTTGTATAACTAATGGGAATTGTTTTGATGTAAATTTTTTGAAATAAAATTATGATTATATCTTTCAAAAAAAGAGCATTTTTTTGGCGCGCATACTTTAATCCAATCTGGATTTACACCAATAGACATTTTATTTAATGGTTCTTCAGTTTTAGGATTTAATAAATCTAAACTATAATTTGGTGTGGTTTCATTAATTTTAACTAATGCCATTATTGGAGTACAACCTTGTTTTACTTTTTTATTTATTGGTTCTAAATAACAAATTTTACCAATACTATCTTCATGGAAACCTTCATAATTATTTTCAGTTCCATATCTTTCAAATAAAAATATTTCTTCGTGGTGTTGATTACCAATTTTAAAAAACTTAACTGCTTTTGTTGCTGGTGTATAATAACCATCTGGAACCATAACATTTTTGTAATATTTTTTAGTTAAATCTTTAACCATAAAACTTAAATCTGTATATGAATGTACTTCTATTGTTTTTAATTTTTTTTCTGGAAATAATATCTCTGCTGGATCACAATTTAAAATACTTCCAATTTTAATAGCGTTCTCTGCTGATATTTCTCTTGATCCATTTACCCAACGAGTAACAGTAACAACATTACGTTTTAATTTTTGCGCCAGTTCTTTTTGTGGCATACCAACTTCGTTAAGTTTTTGTTTTAAAAATGCCATATTGTTAATTTGATTATTTTTTTTGTTATCAAAATTTTTATAATTATTTAAGTTTGTAATTTTCTTTACCATATTGGCACTATCTTACCAAATGACTTATTTGTCAACAGCTTAACTTTGTAGGTATTAATAATATACAACCAGGCATATTTGTTAGCATCTTTGGTATAAGTTAGTCTTTTTGGTTTTAGCTGTTGCCAATAAGGTATTATATCTGTAACTCCAGGCTATGCAGCTAGAACAATTTAGAATTAAACAAGGTTTATCATACAAAAAATTAGCAGATTTTATTGGTGTTACTGGGGTTTCTCCAGCAGTTACAGTTTTAAGATGGTGTAAAGGATCAAGAATTCCCAGGCCAGCCTGGATGAAAAAAATTAAGGAAAAAACAAAAGGCAAAGTTTTACCAACTAATTTTTATGAGTAAGAAAAAAGTATTAACTGGAACTATTGATGATTATCCTTTTGTTGAGGTTAAGTGGTTCGATACGTTGGCTGATAATTCCTGGATGAGTGTTGATAAAGCTAAAAAATTAAAACCCGCTATCTGCATATCCAAGGGTCATAGATTAATTCACACTAAAAATTTAATAACTATCTTTGCTGACTATTCTATTGATGCTGAAGATGGAACTTTAACAGTTGGCAACATTAATACTATTCCCGCTGCCTGGGTACAAGATGTAACGGAGATTACTTTTTAATGGTCGATCAAACTAGATGGGGAATACCCGATATTATTACACAAAACAAAGCTAGAGCAAAAGAGAAAAAAGATTTTCAAGATAAAATAGAAGGATTAAAAAAAGATATTGATCGACTTTCAGAAGAAAACGCTAACGTCAAATTAATTAATAAAAACTTAAATCAAAGCAATAAAGATTTAGTCAAAAAATTAGACGAGCAAGTCAAAGAGTTTAGAAATAAAGGAGATCTGTAGTGGCCAGGGGAAGTATGCACGGAAACTATTTTAATGTTGGCGATCCTTATTCCGAGTGGTGCAGAGATAATCAAGTTTACATGATTGATATGGATGCAGTTGGGATTTGCAAGAAGTGTAAGGAGCCATTGTATCTGGCCGAGACGTGTTTTGATCGGGGCCAAACGTGGAAGGCGACTACGACTACTGAAGCGTTAGCCAATTTAGCTGGTTTACCTTCTTTCCTGGTTTTTTATAAAGTAAATAAAAAAAGAGAAGTTGAGAGCTTACGCATTACGCAGCTCACACCCACAAAAGGCAAAGAAACATTATTGTTACCCGAAAACTGGTATCAAGTATTAGAGCTGCTCCAGGAACGCCACGATTTATTTTGTAACAGAAAGGATCTATCGTGAGTTATTTCTTTGTTGGAGATCTAAATATATTAAAGGATAAAAGGCTCACACCAATAGATAGATTAGTTTATTTCAGTTTGGTTTCATTTATGAGCAGTAAGGATGGCAAATGTTATCCACGTTACGCCACCATTAAGCGTGATCTAGGGGTGTCGAAGGCATCTATTAACAGATCCATTAAACATCTTGCCAAACTAAAATTGGTAACAGTAAAACGCTTATCATCGACAAACCTTTACTTATTAACGCAGCAATTTGAGCTGGAGAAAAACCGCATAAAACGGCTGAAGTCTCAATTTGATAGCACCGATGTATCACAGAGACATTTATTAATAAAACCATCCTTATATAACTATAATGCTAGGAATGTTAATAAGTATCAAAGAGGTAAATTTATCTCCCCCCCATCCGCTAATCATTCTAAAACAACAATAGAGTATCAAGGCGAGCAATATGAGTATTGTGGGGAATTTAACAATTATATTGAGTATGTTAATAAACGAGGCGACAAGGTTGCCAAACATAAGTGGAAAGACGAACCTATAAAAAAGTTTAATGCCTCTCTCAAGGAGGCTGTGTGAAGTTAAGGTGTGTAAAATTAATGGATATACTGGATACAGCTGGCTTGGCAGAACGCTTTATGCCTAAACCCAAAATACCAAAAGCAGCGTCAATGTTTGATATTCTAAAGTTTAGTTATGATCCTGGAGATCACGGGTTCCATGATAATAAGGATAAACTGAAACTTCGTGCCAATAACAAGCAGATTAATTGCTGGGATCTAACAATAACTGAATTATTACCCCTGGTTGAACTTGAAGAACGTAAAATACTCTGGGCCAGATCTAAAAGATATTCCTGGGTTGCGCTTGGTAAAATGTTTGGCTGCCATCGTGTAACGATTAAGAAGAAATACATCAACGCAATATTTAATCTTGAAAGTAAGCTGGATAAAACTCTTATAGACAAGATAGATCAAATTTAGTAATTGAAAAGGTACAGTTGGATATAAAAATATCTGAATATTATGGCTGGTCATCCACTTAAAAAAATACAATGCGAAAGCATTGCAAGAACATCTGGCAAGCAATGTAGAGCTAAAGGATATTTAAAAAAGAGTGGTCATTATCGTTGTAGGTTTCATGGCGGAGCATCAACGGGAGCTGTTACATTACAAGGCAAATTGATTGCTTACAAAAATTTAAAACAATTTAAAAATTATACAACAGAACAATTATTACAATGGATACAAAACAAACAGATGAAATCATCAAGCGTTTAGAACTTGGCGAACCATTATCAAAGATTACAAAAGACAAGAAGTTACCAGACGCATCAACAGTTTATAAACATTGTAGAGATAACAAAGAACTTCACGAAAAGATTATGCAAGCAAGACAAACTGGCGTTTGGACATTGCTAGATAAAATAGCTGAAGATATGGAAGTACCAAAGACACCTCAAGAAACACATTTTTTAAGAGAGAAGTATTCACACATAAGATGGTTGGCTAGTAAGTTAGCAGCTAAAACATTTGGCGATAAAGTACAACAAGACATCAAACAAGATACGACAATAACTGTGAGCTGGGGAAATCCTAATGATATGGTTGAAGCTAAAAAGATTGTGGAAGAAGTACAAACAACATCTGTACCGAGCCTACCGAATGGGTAAGTAAGTGGGTAACTCCGTGTTTTTATACGCGGCTCCAGTTTTCTCGCCAGCGCGTATGAGTGCGGAACAAAACAAGAACATTAGCCATAACTCTTTGGTTACTCTTTGGTTTGCTAAATAGTTATTGATTAACAACAATAGTTAGTAGGTTTTATACCTACGAGCCTTGTTATTTGCATATAAAACAAGAACATTGCGAGAACATTTAGGGGGGTATACCCCAAAATCCACCCGCGTTTTTTAAGTATATATAAGTTGGGAGTTCAACACACAGACACAGACACACACTATGAATAACAAATTAAAAAATAAAATGATAACTGCGATGGTTTTCCTGGCCGAAGATACAAATGGCATGGTTATCCACTTAAACGGGTTTGACGATCCAAGGCACGCAGATGATTTTGTTAAAACACTAATGAAAAATAGTGGGATTGAGTACAAGTCTATTTTAGATCTAACTGAACTACCCACACTACACTAGGAGAAACATGGAAAAAATAATTAAAAAATGGAATAGCTGGAGCAGAAATAAAAAAGCAGCTGTTGTAATTGCTGCTGCTATTATTGTAATTGCTATAATTTTATAATGCACATCCAAATACCTTATACGCCTCGGCCATTACAAGCGAAGCTGCATGAGGATTTGGATAAACATAGGTTCGCGGTTTTAAATTGCCATCGTAGGTTTGGCAAAACAATATTGGTTATACTTCATTTGATTAAGAAGGCTCTTACAAATGACAAGAAAAACCCAAGGTATTATCTGATCGGGCCAACATTTGTTTCGATCAAAAGGGTTTGTTGGGATTATCTAAAGCAATACGCTGGATGTATTCCTGGTACTACATTTAACGAAACCGAGTTAAGATGCGACTTCCCCAATGGCGCAAGAATAACATTGATGTCTGGAGAGGATCCAGATCGTATCAGAGGAATTTATGCAGACGGAATTTGTGTCGATGAGGTTAGCCAGATGAACCCAAAACTATGGCACGAAATATTAAGACCCGCTATTTCTGCCCCTGACACCTCAAGTCTCTTAAAACTCTAA